TGATTATAGAAATAAAATTATTGATATCTTAAAATCTTCGGATGATAAGAGAAACAAATATATGAAAGTAAGACAGGCTCTTATTGATTCTAAAGTTACGGACTTTACCGATTTATATACAATGTTATATGATAAGGTAGATGAGTATGGTGGAGAGAACACAGCTAACATCATTCTTTTATTAGGAGATGGTGTAAGTAAATCAGCAGTAGCAATTGATAAAGAAATTATCGCAGCAGCTACATTAATTCAAATATTAAATATTATTTAACATGGCTAACATTTTAGGCGCAGGTGGACAACCAATCGGAGAAAGAGAAGAAGTAAAACTCGAATTAGATAAAACTGAACCAATTGCATGTAAGAAATGCGGTGGTGAGATTTTTGTACAAGGTTTTGGATTCCGTAGAATTTCTAAGTTATTAACTGGAAAACCAAAAGATGAAACATTACCAGTAGAATTATTCCTATGTGGAGATTGTGGTGAAGTTCTTAATGAATTATTACCAGCTGGATTAAAAGTAGAAGAAAACTAATTATGGCGAAAACATTGTTCGACCACTTAAACGCAATTTGCGATAAGAAAGACCCGAAGTATTGGGACACACTTGATGAGAGTGATAAAAAGACATGGAGTAACTATATGATACTCCGTTTTCTTTCTATGAAACCCGAGTGGATAGAACTAATTGCAGATATACAACCCTACGTTCAGGAGGCACCGCCTAAAGCGATGTACTTATGTTTGATAGGATTGATTCCAAAGACAAGAGCATTTCTAAAATATATGAAACCAGCTTCATCTGAAAAGTATGAAGATTGGATTGTAAAATTAGTTGCACAATTCTATGAGGTATCTGAAACCGAATCGGAAGAATATCTTAAAATCCTTTATGAAACTACAAGCGGTAAAATGCACATAAAGGAAATCGCAGAGAATTATGGTACTGACCCTAAGCAAATTACTAAGTTAAAACTCAAAGTTTAATTTGGTAAACTCGGGTATTTTTCGTATCTTTATACAATAAAACAATATAATGGCTAAAGTATCATTTTCACAATATAGTATGTGGAGTTCATGTCCACATCAATACAAATTAAACTACATAGATAAGTTAGGTGAAAGTTCATCTAACGTTCATACAATCTTTGGAACTGCTATGCACGAAACGATTCAACATTATCTTTCGGTAATGTATGGTGTTTCTAAAAAGCAAGCTGACGAAATTAACAAAGATAAACTCTTATTGGAAAGAATGAGAGAAGCTTATAAAACTGAAGCTGATAAAATGAGTGAGGGTACTCCTTGTACTCAAATTGAATTAGAAGAATTTTATGGGGATGGTAGGAGAATCTTAGCTTGGTTAGATAAGCATATGCACAAATTCTATTCTAAGAGTGGATATGAATTGGTTGGTATTGAGATTCCACTAAACGCAACTATTAAAACAGGTGTACACTTTATTGGATTTATTGATATTGTACTTAGAGATTTAGCTGAGAATTCAATTATTATCATTGACCTTAAGACATCTACTATGGGATGGAATCAGTATCAAAAGGCTGATAAGATGAAAAACTCCCAAATTCTTTTATATAAAAAATACTATTCTGAATTATTTAATATTCCATTATCTAAGATTAGAGTGGAGTATCAAATTCTTCGTAGGAAGTTGCCGGAAGACTCCGCATTCCCAGTACCACATGTATCTAAGCATGTTCCGGCACATGGAGCACCATCGGTTACTAAAGTATATGATGAGTTTATCGCATTCATTAATGCAGTATTTGATGATGAGGGTAAATTTAGAGATATCGAATTTCCAAAAGTACCAGGTGCAGCAAAAAAGAATTGTAAATTTTGTGAATTTGGAAACAGAGGAATCTGCGATAAAAAGGCTACAAAATAATTTTTCAAAAATCATTGGTTTTTTATTTTTTAATATACTTATATATACAAATATATTAAATATACAAGACAATGATTCAAGAAAACACAAAACTCACAACTGTGAAGATATTGAAAGATGTATATTCATCATTTAAGAAAGTATCCTTTGACTCCGATGTAACACTTCAAAAACTAGTCAACAGAACAGTTGAAAGATATGTGTCGGATGATGAATTTAGAAAAGAAATGAATGAATATCTAAAACTACAAATCTCAGGTTCACAATTTTAATGAAAAAATAAGTTATGGCAAAAAAGAAAAAAATCCTATTACTTTCAGATGATTTAAGAATGGCAAGTGGTATCGCCACAATGTCTAAAGAGTTAGTATTAGGTACTATACACAAATATGATTGGTTTCAAGTAGGAGCCGCAATTAATCACCCTGAAGCTGGGAAGGTTTTGGATGTAAGTGAAGATATTCAAAAGAATTATGGAGTAGCAGATGCTAGTTTGAAAATTCTTCCTTGGAATGGGTATGGTAATGCTGATTTGATTAGACAACTAATTAATTCAGAACAACCCGATGCCATCTTACACTTTACTGACCCACGTTATTGGACATGGTTGTATGATATCGAACATGAAATCAGACAAAATGTTCCAATCCTTTTTTACGCAATTTGGGATGATTTACCAGACCCATTATACAATCGTAACTACTATGAGAGTTGTGATTGGATTGGTTGTATCTCTAGACAAACATATGGTATAATTAAAAGATTATCAGCGTTAGATACTAAACCAACTTGGAAACCTAAAAAGGATTGGCAAGTTAGTTATGTACCACATGGTATTAATACTAACATTTACAAACCGGAAGAAGTACCTGCTGAATATCGTAAAGAAATTTTAGGTGGTAAGGATTATGACTTCGTATTATATTGGAGTAATCGTAATATCAGAAGAAAACAACCTGCCGATGTTATTGTAGCTTTCCAAAAGTTTTGTGATAAGATTGGTAAGGAGAAAGCAGATAAATGTGTATTGGTAATGCACACACAACCAGTGGATGAAAATGGAACTGATTTACCAGCGGTAATTGATGCAGTAGCACCTAATTGTAATATTATATTTTCTGAAAAGAGAAGATTGCAAAATGAATTGAATTGGAATTATAATATAGCAGATGCAACAATCAACATTGCTAACAACGAAGGATTTGGATTAGCAACTGCAGAATCGATAATGGCTGGAACTCCAATCATTGTAAACGTAACAGGTGGGTTGCAAGACCAATGTGGATTTGAAGTAGATGGTAAGATGCTAACTGCAGATGATTACATTAAGATTGGTTCACTTCACCAATGGAGACAATGGGAAGGAAAGGCTAAGCCGGGACCTTGGGCATTGCCTGTTTGGAGTAGAGCATTGGCATTAGCTGGTTCAGTCCCGACACCTTATATTTGGGATGATAGGGTTGATATAGAGGATGTTGCAGAAGCAATTCAGAAAATGTACAACACACCAAAAGACATCCGTAAAGCAAACGCATTAGTGGGTAGAGAAGCCTTTATCGGAGAGATGGGATTAACACATACAAATATGTGTCAGCAATTAGAAAACGGAATCGAATCAGTTTTCGAAAATTGGAAACCAAGAGAAAGATTCGAAGTATTCAAAATTAAATAAGTTATATAAATGAAACCAACATTAGTATTTCAAGGACCTATATTTACACGTAGTGGTTATGGAGACCATTGTAGAGATTTGATGAAATCCCTACGAAAAATGGATAAATACGATATTAAAATTATACCATTACGTTGGGGTAACACTCCACAAAATCAAGTTAGTGGACAGGATGAATTTGGCAGATGGATGCTAGAAAGAGTTATCGCAGAGATTGGACAAAAACCTGATATCTTCATGCAAGTTTCAGTAGCAAATGAATTTGAACCAAAAGGACACTATAATATTGGTGTAACCGCTGGTGTTGAAACTACAATAGCACCAAAAGACTTTATCGATGGCTCTAATAAAATGGATTTGATTATTGTACCATCTAACTTCACAAAAGGAAATTTAGGTGGAACTGTATATCAGCAAAAAGACCAAGCAACTGGACAGATTGTAGGTGAAATTAAAACAAATACTCAAATTGAAGTACTTTTTGAAGGAGTTGATACTGAAATATTTTCTAAAGGAAATGGTAACGATGTGTTAGCAAACGTAAAAGAAGATTTCAACTTTTTAATTGTAGGTCATTGGTTGAAAGGTTCATTAGGACAAGATAGAAAAGATATTGGTATGGCAATTAAAACATTTGCTACGGTATTCCAATACTTACCAAAAGATAAAAGACCGGGTCTTATTGTTAAAACATCGCACGCTGGATTCTCTGTTATTGATAGAGAAGAAACTCGTAAAAAAATAGATGATGTACTTAAATCATTTGGAGATAAATGTCCATCTGTATATTTGATACATGGCGATATGGAAGAAACTGATATGAGTAACTTATACCACCATCCTAAAGTTAAGGCAATGATTTCATTTGCTAAAGGTGAAGGATATGGTAGACCGATGGCTGAGTTTACTTTGACAGGTAAACCAATTATAGCTAGTGGTTGGAGTGGACAAATGGATTTCTTACCAACGGAGCATGCAGTTTTATTGGAAGGTAGTTTAACTGCAGTAGATGAATCAGCAGCTGACCAGTTTTGTATGAAAGAATCACAATGGTTTAGTGTAAATTATTCATCAGCTGCTAATAAAATTTATGATGTATATAACAAATATGATTCTTATTTGGAAAAATCAAAAGGTTTAAGAGAAAATACTCTAAAAAACTTTACATTAGAAAAAATGCATGATAAATTTACTGAAATATTAGATACTTATGTAAGGAAACAACCTCAATATGTTCCATTTAATGTTCCAAAAGTAAATAGTTCTAAAATGCAAATACCTAAGTTAAATAAAATTGGATAATGCCATTTACTTTACAATATGATAAATTAGTAGAATCCGAAAAGGGTATATCTAAAACAACATTAAGGCCTCGTAATCTATATAGGATTAACTCATACAAATACGCAGATGGTACTACGAAAAGTTTAACTGGCGTAACATCATCTATCGTATTTGTATTTGGAGTTACAACTGATAAAGTATTTTGTGTTAAAGCAAATGATGTTAGACCCGAAAAGTTTTTTGAATGGCTTAAAACTCTACTTGTTAAGAATCTAAAAAAATGGGATGATGTAGAATTGCTGGAGGAAAATATAATTTTAGCGGATAGACCCGGTAAATCAATATTTAATTCATACATAAAAGGAAAGCAGATATACAACCAAAATCCATGTCCATATAGAACATATAACCTAAAAGGTATTATGAATATAGAGCAAATCCAGCTCAAAAAAGATGTTCTTCAAAAGTATCTTTCTTAATCTTAGTTATTTTGGTATTTATTTATATTTACTTGTATAACAAATAGAATCATACAAGTATAATATAAAATGGCATTAACATTAAGAACAATCAAAGGCACTCCGCTAACCGCAGCGGAAATGGATGCTAATCTAACATATTTAGAAACTGCAATATCCCAAGGAACGTCTGGAACATCTGGAAAAGATGGTTCGCAAGGTATATCTGGAACTGCTGGTTCAAGCGGAACTGCTGGTTCAAGCGGCTCATCTGGAAAAGATGGAGTTCAAGGAACCTCAGGTCAAAGTGGTTCGTCTGGTACAAGCGGTTCATCTGGAACGTCTGGATTGAATGGTGATAGATTTGCATCTACATCATCTGAATCAAAAACAATACCATCAAGTACAGGTGGTTCATTCACACTAACAATAGGGATTGGATTGTCTTGGACACCTGGACAACAAATGATTATAGCCGATGCAGCTGGAAGTGGTGATGGATTTATAATAGTAATAACATCATATAACTCCGGAACTGGAGCTATTGCTGGTACGGTTGAATCTATTGTAGATGGTGGCGGTAATACATATACATCTTGGGTTGTTAATACTGTAGGAGCACCTGGTCAATCTGGTTCATCTGGAAGCAGTGGTAGTAGTGGTAGTAGCGGTTCGTCTGGTAAAGATGGTTCGTCTGGAACATCGGGTTCGTCTGGAGTATCTGGGTCAGCTGGAACTAGTGGAAGTAGCGGAACTAGTGGAAGTAGTGGTACTTCTGGGGAAAGTGGTACTGCTGGTTCTTCTGGTTCATCGGGAGTGAGTGGTACATCTGGCACGTCTGGTTCATCTGGTACATCTGGAAAAGATGGTACATTTTTTGGAAGTAATGGCACATCTGGAACATCTGCGGTAGGTTCATCTGGTTTAGATGGTACAGCTGGAACTTCTGGAAGTAGTGGAACATCTGGATTAAGTGGATTACCCGGAACATCTGGAAGTAGTGGTGTGACTGGTACATCGGGTACAAGCGGTGTAAGTGGTTCATCTGGTTCAAGTATAGCATTAACATTATTAGATGGTGTTCCAAACTCTGTAAGTGGGGTAACTCAAATAACATTTAGTGGAGCAACGGTAACAAATAATACAGGTGGAGCAGCAACCGTAACAATAACTGGTGGAGGTGGTGGAGGTGGTACTTCTGGAACTTCAGGAGTTAGCGGAACTGCTGGTACGTCTGGTAAAGATGGAACTGCTATTGGTACGTCTGGAACATCTGGTAAGGATGGTAGTAGTGCAATAAATGGTACATCAGGTACGTCTGGTAAGGATGGTACATCTGGAATAAGTGGATTTGTTGGTACTAGTGGTGTATCCGGTTCGTCTGGTACATCTGGTAAAGATGGAACTAGCGGAGCTGGTGGTTCTAATGGTACTCAAGGTACATCAGGTTCATCTGGTTCATCTGGTAGTAGTGGTTTAACAGCGGCTGGTGCAACTGGTGGAACTTCCGGTTCTTCTGGAACAAATGGTATTGCTGGTCCAAATGGTACAAATGGTAGTGCTGGTACATCTGGAACATCTGGATTGGATGGTACATTCGTTGGAAGTAGTGGAACATCAGGTATCGATGGAAGTAGTGGTTCTTCTGGTATAAATGGCCAAAATGGAACTGGTGGTACTTCTGGAACATCTGGTAAAGATGGTGTTACGATGGGATTATTTTTAACTGGAAGTGGTGATTCAATCGATTATTCAATTATAGCATATCATATAAATCCAGTAGCAAGTATCCATGCAAATGATAAACTTACATTTAATGATACAACGGCAATAATGAGATTGACGGGTTCTTTATTTGTAAGTGGGGCAATAAGTGCATCTGCATTTAATGTATATTCATCTGGAACTCCTGAAATAACATCAGCAACTAACTTAAATTTAACAGCAGGTAGTGCAGTTGTTGTAACTCAATCACCTATAAGAATGGCATCTTTTACTGATGTACAAACTGGAAGTTTAACACCTTCAAATGGAGATATGATATATAATACAACAAGTAATAAATTTTGGGGATACGCTGGAGGAGCTTGGGTAGCATTACATTAATAAAATATGAAAGAATATAACGTTATCTTAAAGAGAGATGTTGACTACGATGGATTTTGGAATGATATAGAAAGTGATACCGATGGTGGTAATCTTTACATTCCAAATCGTAGAGTAGAATTTACAAACGAAAGACCTGCATCTTTACGTCAATGTTGGTACTTGCTGACAGATGAAGAAGCTGAACAATTAAAATTAGATGAAAGAGTATTTGATGTAGAAATACCACCTGAGCATAGAACGGATATTATTATGGTCCCAAATGCAATACAACAAGGTGATTTTACAAAAACAACATCGGATAGTGGTGCATATATTAATTGGGGATTAATTCGTTCAAATGCATCTACAAACGTATATAGTAGCGGTACTACAACTACATTAAATTACAACTATACTTTAACAGGTAAAGGAGTTGATGTGGTTATTCAGGATAGTGGATTACAAATAGACCATCCTGAATTTACTGATTCAAATGGTGTTACAAGAGTTCAACAATTAAATTGGGGTTCTTACAGTGGTGGGGCATTTACACAAAACGCAAATCATTATAGAGATTACGATGGACATGGTACTCATGTAGCTGGTATTACTGCCGGTAAAACATATGGTTGGGCAAAAGAGGCGAGAATATATTCTCAAAAAGTAGCAGGGTTAGAAGGTAGTGGTGATAGTGGTACTGGTATATCACCAACATATGGATTTGATGCTATTAAAACTTGGCACGCATCTAAATCAGGAGCTAGACCAACGGTAGTTAATATGAGTTGGGGATACTTGGATGTCTATAATAATGTTACTAGCGTAACTTATAGAGGTACTACATATACTGATTCAACTATGAGTACTGCATCTAATAGACAAACAAATTATGGTATAAGAAATCTAAGTGGAGCGGCATATGGAGGAACGTATGTTTGCAATCTAAGAGTGTCATCGGTTGATGTTGATATTCAAGAAATGATTGATGCCGGTATAACAGTTTGTATTGCAGCAGGTAATCGTTCTTTCAAAATAGATGAAGCAACTGGTACGGATTATAATAATAGTATGGTAGCTGATGGTGGTACAATATATTATCATAGAGGGTCATCTCCATATGATGATGATGCTATTATGGTAGGTAGTTTAGATAGTACGGTATATAGTTCAACATTAGACCAAAAAGCAACATATAGTGAAACTGGACCCGGTGTACATATATGGGCTCCTGGCACAGATATTATGAGTGCTTGTTCAAATACTAATAGTTTTGGCGCATCTAACTATCATTTGAATTCTGCATATAAGCAAATGAATATAAGTGGTACATCTATGGCAACTCCTCAAGTAGCTGGAATTGTTGCTTTATTATATGAAGTTAATCCAAAAGCAACACCATCTCAAATAAAAGCAATGTTATTAGCTAATGCCGGTACAGCTGTATATTCAACTGGATTGGCAAATGATTGGACTAGTACACGAAGTTTACAAGGTTCGCTACAAAAGGTAGTGTACAACAAATTTAATTCAGAAAAAACACTATCAATTGGTGGGGGTGTTTCTATTAGCGCAACTGTAAAAATTAAGTAACTTTTTTATCGTTTTCTTTTTTTACTTTATATTTATATATACAAATATATTACCGAAATAGATTTGGTAATGTGAGAAAAAAATGTTATATTTGTATCTATGATAAATGTTACTTACGCAATTACAGTTTGCAATGAATTAGTGGAAATTACAAATCTTATTAATTTCCTACATCCAAGATTAAAAAAAGATGATGAAATATTGGTTCAGTATGATTCCGAATCAGCAACATCTCAAGTCAAGGATTATCTTACAATTTTAACTCAATTACACAAAAATGTAAGAGTTATTGAATTCCCTCTTAATAAAGACTTTGCATCTTTCAAAAATAATTTGAAAAATAACGCAAACGGAATTTTTATTTTCCAAATAGATGCAGATGAAATGCCATCCGAATACCTTGTAGAAAATTTACAAGAGTTTTTAGAAGCAAACAAAGATGTAGACCTATTCTTTGTACCAAGAATAAATACGGTAGAAGGTTTGACACCAGAACATATTAAAAAGTGGAAATGGCAAGTTAGTGAATTAGGCTGGATTAATTTTCCTGATTATCAAACTCGTATCTATCGAAGAACATCTGAAATAGAATGGAGTGGTAAAGTACATGAAAGGATTGTAGGATATAATACACTTTCAGTATTACCACAAGAAGAAGAATATTGTTTGTATCATCATAAGCAAATCGAAAGACAAGAAAAACAAAACGATTATTATGATACAATCTAAGATAGCTTTCCTAACTGAAATGGGATTTGTTGGAAAAGTTCCAGCGAATCATCCAAATATGAGAACAGAGTTTGCTTGGATGCATGCTTTAGATGCTGACCATTATAATCTTCATCTATTTGGTTCTGATAAAAATTTGACAGGTTATGACCATGTCTTCATTATATTTCCAAAAGGTAAAACATTCCTAAGTTCGGAAGGTAGTACATTGGTAAGAGGTACTAATCCAGTTTCCGAATTATTGAGGCAAGATATAGTTGAAAGGATTAAGGCAAAAGGTAATGGTTCGGTTCATTATATTCAAGAAGGACCTCATTGGTGGTATAATGATTATGAAATATCAGACCAAGTTTATTTCTATAACTTTTTAGCAAGTTGTGATTCAATCTTCACACATAATGATTCTGATGTATATTACTATAAAGGATTGTTTCCTAATAAAAAGGTAAGACCTATTGGTACATTAATGATTGATACATTAGTTAAAGATATAGTTCCTACAAAAGAAGATAAAGCAATTATAGGTGGTAACTTCGCAAGATGGTACGGTGGATTTGAAAGTTATATGATAGCTGGTAATTTTGAAGTTCCTATTTGGGCTCAAACATCACATGCTATGAGAGTTGGTGAAGATAGTATGGATAATCTAACTCACTTACCTCGAATGATGTGGAATGAATGGATGCAAAATTTATCAACATTCAAATACGCAGTACATCTAATGCCAACCGTAGCAGCTGGTACATTTGCTTTGAATTGTGCATACTTTGGTATTCCTTGTATTGGTAATGCCGATGTAGATACTCAATTATTGTGTCACCCATCTTTATCGGTAGCTGTTGGTGATTTAGAAACTGCAAGAGAATTAGCAATAGAATTGAGAGATGATACAGAGTTTTATAATCAATGTTCAGAAATGGCAAGGAATAATTATGAAGCTTGTTTCTCAAAAGAAATTTGGTTACGAAATATAAAAAGAGAATTATGATAACAGTTATATTAAATGGTTATAAAAGAGGAGACCATCTCAATGAACAATTGGAGGCTCTAAGAAATCAAACATTACCGCCGGATGAGATATTAGTATGGTACAATAACCCCGGCGATAATGATTTGATT